AACACAACAGGAACTTGTAACGTAGCTTTAGGAAGAAATGCTTTATTTACTACTACAACAGGTGCTAAAAATATAGCAATAGGTGCAGCAGCTTTATTTAGTAATACAACAGCTTCAAACAACACAGCAGTAGGTGATCAAGCATTATTAGCTACTACAACAGGGTGTAGAAATGTAGCAATGGGTGCGCTAGCTGGAGATGCTAATACGACAGGTGATTGTAATGTAGCAATAGGTTTTGGTGCATTGTCAACTGCAACAACAGCAGATCACAATACAATGGTCGGTGCTGGCGCTGGTAATTCTATAACAACAGGTGCAGGTAATACAGCAGTTGGAAGATGCTCAATGACTGAAAATACAACAGGTGCAAATAATGTAGCAGTTGGACTACAAGCTTTAGAAGATAACACAACAGGAACTTTAAATACAGCAATAGGGACATGTGCTTTAGCAGCTACCACAACAGGTGGTTGTAATGTTGCAGTTGGTAACTGTTCATTATTAATTAACACAACAGGTTGTCGAAATTCAGTTCTTGGAGAAGGAACTATGAGGTGTAATACTACTGGAAAAGATAATGTAGCAGTAGGTAGACAAACACTATTTAACAACACAACAGCAGATAATAACGTAGGAGTTGGTTATCAAGCTTTAGTTTCTAACACAACAGCTTCAAATAGTACAGCAGTTGGTGTTTGTGCTTTACACGCTAACACAACAGGTGCAAGTAATACAGCTGTAGGTGGTTATGCTTTAGATGCTAACACAACAGGTGCAACTAACACAGCAGTAGGAGAAAGTGCTTTATACAGTAACACTACAGCTGCAAATAACACAGCTGTTGGTCAAAATTCCATGGCAGCTACCACAACAGGTGCTAGTAATGTAGCAGTTGGTAAATCAGCTTTAGCAGCTAACACAACAGGAACACAAAACACAGCAGTAGGCTTTGGTGCTTTTCTTGATTTAACAACAGCAGAACAAACTACTGCAGTAGGTAATTCTGCAGGAGCAAATGTTACTACAGGTAATGGAAACACTTTTTTTGGATCTGGTGCTGGATGTAATGTTACAACAGGTACTCAAAACTTAGCTATTGGTGTAAATGCTGGAGCAGATGCAGTTAGAGATTTAACAACAAGTTGTTCTAATAACATTGTAGTAGGTAATAACGCATCTACTAATGCTTATATTAAAATTGATTGGACAGTAACTTCAGATTTAAGAGATAAAACTGAAATCAAAAATATTGTTCATGGTTTAGATTTTGTTAATCAAATAACACCTATTGAATATAAATTTAAAAAATCAAGAGAAGATGACACTCCACATGGAACTAAAAAATATGGTTTCAAAGCACAAGAGATATTAGAGCTTGAAGGTGATAATCCTGTTATTATTAATAATGAGGATAAAGAAAATTTAAAATTAACTAATGCACATTTAGTACCAGTATTAGTCAATGCAATAAAAGAATTAAAAGCAGAAATAGACGAATTGAAAAAAGGGTAAGCTACCATGTTCTTCGGTGCAACTACCTTTTCCCAAACAACATTTGCAGATATTGGAATAGCCAATGCATTGGTCAATGTATCAGGCTCCAGGGTTAATACATCAATTGGTAATGTAGTTGTTGTTGGTAACTCATTAGTCTTACCAAATGGTAATAGATATAATCTAGCAACAGGAACAGTTACTGTTAAAGAAGGTGCTAATGCACCTGTCACAGGTAATCAATTTAATTTAGGAACAGGCACAGTTACATTCTCTATTAGTGGAACTGTTATTCCAACTGGTAGTAGACTTAATACAGCAATAGGTAATGTAACCGTTGAAGCTGGATCTATTGTATCAGTAACAGGTAATCAATTTAATTTCTCTACTGGTAGTCCAACTGTAGTTGCAAATGCACTTGTTGCAGCAACAGGTAATCAATTAAATATTGCAACAGGTACAGTTACTGCAGCAGCAGGGGCCACGGCTCAAGTAACAGGAAACAGATTAAATACAGCAATAGGTAATGTAACCGTAACTGGTAAAGCAGTTATTTTACCAAATGGTAATCAATTAAATATTGGAACAGGAACAGTTACAATTGCAGCAGATGCAAACTTCTCAGTTACAGGTAGTAGAGTTAATCTTGCAATTGGAAACGCAACCGCTAAAGCAAATGCAACAGCAATTATAACAGGTAATAGATATAATTTAGCTACTGGATCAGTGACAATTGTTGCAAAAGCAGGTATAGCTGTAACAGGAAGCGGTCTTGCTATAGGTACTACTCAACCAAATATTAGATTATGGAATCCTATTGATCCTAATGTAAGTCAAACTTGGGCAACAGTAACAACACCGTAAGGATAAATTATGTTTTTTGGAACTACAACATTTGCACAAACAACTTTTTCAGATATTGGAAGTAGTACTGTTAGTCCTGTAGTTATTGTATCGGGTAATCAATTAAACATAGCTATAGGTAATATTGGTCCAATTCCAGATGTTTTAATAGTACCAACAGGAGTACAATTTAATCTTGCAACTAACCCTGTAAGTGTTATAACATGGAATCCAATACCCCCAGGGGTTAATCAAGTTTGGGTCCCAGTTGACCCTGACGCATAAGGAGAATTATGGCATCAAGTACATCAAGTGATTTAAAACTAGAATTAATAACAACAGGTGAAAAGTCAGGTACCTGGGGTACAATTACTAATACAAACTTACAGATTTTAGAACAAGCAGCATCAGGTTATTTTACTCAAAGTATTGCAGCTTCAGATTTAGCATTATCACTTTCAACATTTGCTGTATCAAATGGTAAAAATTTATACTACAAATTTACAGGAACACTAACAGCTAACAGAACAGTTACTATGCCAGACTCTGCTGAAAGAGTTTTTATAGTAGAAGATGCAACAGCTAGATCTTCATCTAATTATACGTTAACAGTTAAAACAGTTTCAGGAACAGGTGTAACAATACCAATAGGTGCTAAGATAGTTTTATATTCTGATGGAACTAACATAAGTTCTGGTCCAATAACCAAGGGCTATTATACAATACCAGCTGCTTACACAGCAGTTAATGGTGATCAATTATTAATTAACACAACAGGAACTGGTGGAGGCTTAAATGCTCCCGTTACAATAACATTACCGGCTTCACCTGCAATAGGTAATGAAGTTACATTTATTGATAGTGGAAATGGTTTTAATTCTAACAACTTAACTATCAATAGAAATAGTCAACCTATTTTAGGAAATGCTGCTAATTTAACACTATCCGCAAATGGAGCTGCATTTACTTTAGTATATGTAAACTCTACAAGAGGCTGGATATACAAAGATAACATATAGGACCACGGATCATGGCTCTAATTGACTTTAAAGTCTTACCGGGAATTGATAAACAAGACACTGAATCAGGTGCAGAGAACAGATGGGTCGATTGTGATAATACAAGATTTAGATATGGACTACCTGAAAAAGTTGGTGGCTGGTCTTCATTAGTTTCTGATACTATTGTTAGTGTTGCAAGACGTGAGTTTGCATTTGTTGATTTAGATGGAAATAGATATGTAGCAATTGGTACTGATAAATTTTTACTTATATATTTTGAAGGACAACTATATGATGTCACTCCAGTTAAAGCTACAATTAGTAGTGTTGTAATGTCAGCTGCAGACGCAACTAAAGAAGTTTCATTAACATTTTCTTCAGCACATAATTTACAATCAGGTGATATAATTTTATTAGATGGTGTAACCGTACCGAGTGGTATTGGTTTAACTGATGCTGCATTTGAAGATAAATTATTTCAAGTTACAAGAGTGACTTCATCTTTAATTGCAATTGTTACAGGTACACAAACTACAACAGGTGCTGCTGGAGGTGGTGCATGTTCTGTTATACCTTATGAAACTGTTGGCCCTGCTGCGCAATCTTATGGTTATGGTTGGGGTATATCAGAATGGGATGGAATAGTTTCAGGTGCTTTACAGAATACATTAAATGGAACACTAGGTGATAATACTAGTGGTACATCAGGATCTAATATAGCTTTAACTTCTGCTACAGGTTTTCCTTCGGCAGGTAGAATACAAATAGGTACAGAATTAATTTCTTATACAGGTGTGTCAACAAATAATTTAACAGGTATAACAAGAGCAGTAAATGGTTCAACAAGAGCAGCACATTCAAGTGGTGCTACTGTAACTAACGCTGCTGATTTTGTAGACTGGGGTGAAGCTTCTTCAGCATCAGAAGTATCTCTTGAACCAGGACTTTGGAGTTTAAGTAATTTTGGTCAAGTGTTAGTTGCAACAATTGCAAACGGTAAAACATTTACATGGAATGGTGGAGATGCTGCAAGACTTACAACTAGAGCATCAACAACCACATCTGGTTTTTCTACATCAGCTAACCCAACAGCAACAAGAGTTACACTCGTGTCACCTACAACACGTCACTTAATTCATTTAGGTACAGAAACAACTATTGGAAGTACTGCAACACAAGATAATATGTTTATAAGATTTTCAGATCAAGAAGATATAAATGATTATACCCCTACTGCAATTAATACTGCAGGTACTCAAAGATTACAAGATGGTACAAAAATTATGGGTGCCTTAAAAGGTAAAGACTCTATTTTAATTTGGACTGATAATGCATTGTATACTATGAAGTTTATTGGTGCACCTTTTACTTTTGGATTTGAACAGGTTGGTACTAACTGTGGATTGATAGGTAAGAATGCAGTTGTTGAAATCGATGGTGTTGCTTTTTGGATGAGTCCAAATGGTTTCTTTATGTTTGATGGTACAGTTAAATCACTACCATGTTCTGTTGAAGATTATGTATATGATCAAGCTGATACTACAAAAGGTCAACAAGTATATGCAGGTTTAAATAATCAATTTACAGAAGTTATTTGGTATTATCCATCAACTAGTTCTACTTACAATGATCAATATGTAGTGTTTAATTATGGTGAACAAATAAGGGGTGGTGTTTGGTATATTGGAACAGAAGCAAGAACTTCTTGGATTGATGCAACAGTTTATCCAAAACCAATTGCAACTAAATTTAATGCATCTAATTCAGGTAGTTTTCCTGAAATTATTGGTGAAGATGGTTTAGGTCAAACTACTTTGTTTGAACATGAAGTAGGAACTGATCAAGTTAATGCAAACGGTAGTACAACAACAGTTACATCATTTGTAAAATCATATGACTTTGATTTACAAGCAAGTCAAAAAAATGCTCAAGGTAAATCTACAGGATCTACACTTTCTGGAGATGTATTTTTAGCTATGCGAAGATTTATACCAGACTTTAAAGATTTACAAGGTAATGCAAAAGTTACATTAGCTGTTAAACGTTATCCACAACAATCTGAAACAACAACAGCTCTTAGTCCTTTTACAATTAATTCTAACACTGATAAAAAAGATACAAGAGCTAGAGGAAGATTTGTTAATATAAAAATAGAAAATACTAATATTAGTGAGTCTTGGCGTTTTGGAACTTTTAAAATAGATGTACAACCAGATGGACGTAGATAATGGCTAAAGTAGTAGTAAGATTACCAGAACCTAAACAAGACTACGATTTTTCTAACCAAAAACAAATTAACAGAGCAATTACTTTGATTGTAGAACAATTAAATTCTACATTTTTAAACGAACAAAAACAAGAACAAGAAAGGTTTACTTGGTTTAATGGCTAACATATATACAAATGCAAAAGTAGATTTAACTACAACAAATGCTACTACATTATATACAACACCT